ATGTCGACAAAAGCCGGAACAACAACTGAGCTGCGCCAGACGACGCGGCGTGATGGAGATGCCCTGGTGATTGAACTCGAGGGCCATTTGGCCTTCAAGGAGCACCAGAGTTTCAAGGCCCTGATCGAGATGATAGAGCAGACCGATGCCCAGCGTGTTCGGCTGGATCTCAAAAAGCTCGGGCGCGCTGATGTCACGACGCTGGGCCTGTTGATGGTTCTGCACGATACCGTTGTGAACAAGGGGCTGGAGCTGCAATTTATCAATGCTTCCAGAGCTATGGCCGAAATTTCCAAGCTCTCCGTCATAGGTCGCAAACTGGATCTCGGCTCGGCCGCCTGAGGATAGCCCAGACGCTATCCCCCACCGTCGCCCTGGCAAGCGGCTGATCTCATTATGCTTTCAAATTTTGTTTGCGAAGTAACCCCGGGCGCGCAGCGGCGGGGTATAAATCGCTATGCCCAGAAAAACCGACAGACGTTTCCGTGACAACGCGGACTGGTTTCCATTTTTCCGCAAATACCAGGGTGGAGCATCGCTCGCTGTCGTGGCCGAAGAGGCCGGGCGATCAAGGAGCTGGACCGCCCGTTGCCTGCGCCGATTGAGCGCTCTGGATGAAGAACAGTTGCGGGCCCTTCGTGAAGTCGCGCTGCAGCGCCTCGTGGCGCGCGCGGATGCCGAGCTCATGCTGGGTTCGCCCTCTGAAGCTGCTCGCCTGGCCGCGGGCATCTCCGCGATGGCCAAGGCCATCCAGGCCGAACAGCAAAGCCGAGAGACGATGCGTGACAACAGCAAACAAGATTCAGAAGATACTGCAGAACACCAAGCCCTGCGCCATGAAGTTCGGCGAAAATATATTGAACGGGCCCTGGTCTTCCGCCGAGCTGCTCGCCTTGAAAAGGGAAGACGATGCGAGCCGATCAGTGCGCCGCATGCTGGAGCTGGACTGGAGCCCGCACGAGAACCAGATCCCCCCGGGCGGGGCGTGGCACACCTGGTTGTTCCTGGGCGGCCGCGGCGCGGGCAAGACCCGGGCGGGGGCTGAATGGGTCCGCGAGCGCGTTCTGAAGGGGGCGCGCCGCGTGGCGCTGGTGGGGCCGACCTATTCCGACGTCCGTGAAGTGATGATCGAGGGGGTGTCCGGCCTGCGGTCCATAGGTCCACCGGACGAGCTGCCGAGATATGAGAGCAGCCGTCATCGACTGGTCTGGCCCAATGGTGCGGAGGCCTTTGCCTTTTCCGCGACCGACCCGGACGGGCTGCGCGGACCTCAGTTCGAGATCGCCTGGATCGACGAGTTCGCTGTCTGGCCGGAGCCGCAGATCGCGCTGGACACCTTGCGCATGGGCGTGCGCCTGGGCGCCAGTCCGCGCATTGTGATTACCACGACGCCCCGGCCCATCGCAGCGCTGAAAGCCCTGTTGAAACAGCCAGGTGTGCGCGTGACGCATGAACCGACCTCGGCCAATGCCGATCATCTCGCGCCGGGTTTTGTAACGGCCATGCAGGCCGCTTATGGCGGCAGTGTGCTGGGGCGTCAGGAATTGGACGGTTTGCTGATTGATGACCCGCCGGGGGCTCTGTGGAGGCGCAGCGCGGTTGAAGCCTCCCTGGTCGAAGCCCCAACCGATCTGGACCGTCTGATCGTAGCCGTAGACCCGCCCGTGACGTCGAATGCGCGCTCTGACGAGTGTGGCATCGTGGTGGCCGGTGCCCGGGGTGAGGGGCATGCCCGCCAGGCCTTTGTGCTGGCAGATGAGAGTTTCGGACCGGCCGCGCCGGCCGACTGGGCCGGGCGGGTGGTGGCGGCCTGGCACGCCCATCAGGCTGACGCGGTCGTGGCTGAAAGCAATCAGGGCGGCGAAATGGTCTCCGAGATCATCGCCACGATTGACCCGAACGTGCCGGTCAAGCGGGTGCATGCCTCGCGCGGCAAGCGGGCCCGGGCGGAACCGGTCGCCGCGCTCTACAGCGCGGGCCGGGTTTCTCATACCGGGCGGTTCAGTGCGCTGGAGGACCAGATGTGTGCCTTCGGAGCGCCCGGCGGCGGCACATCCAGCCCCGACCGGGTGGACGCGCTGGTCTGGGCGATCAGCGAGTTATTGCTGGCCTGCCCGGCCGTGCCGCGCCTGCGGCGTTTGTAGACAATTCAACATGAAGGAGGGGCTGATGCCCGGATGGATCGACCGCCTGTTGGGGCGGGAGAGCAAGAATGGTGTGCCGCGCGCACTCTATGAGCTGGCCAGAAATGCGGCCGTGAACCGGATCGTTCGTGATGTGCAGGGGTTGGTGCGTACGGGCTATGAGCGCAATGCCATCGTGCATCGCTGTGTCCGCCTGATCGCCGAAGCGGCTGCCAGCCGCACACTGGCGTCTCCCGGCCCTGCGGCTGAGTTGCTGGCCGGTCCGAACCCGGACCAGTCCGGGCCGGAATTCTGGGAGAGTTTCTACGGTCACCTTGTCCTGGCCGGCAATGCCTATGTCGAGCTCTCCACGCTCGAGAACCGGCCCCGGGAGATGTATGTGCTGCGCCCCGATCGCGTGCGGGCCGTGCCCGGTATACGTGGCTGGCCGCAGCTCTATGAATACCGTGCGGGCGAGCACAAGCGGGTATTCGAGCGAGACCCGGTGACCCAGCGCAGCGCGCTGTTTCACATGCGTCTCTTTTCGCCGGCGGATGATGCCTATGGTTATTCACCGCTGCAGGCGGCCGCAGCGGCGCTGGATCTGCACAATGCCGGCGGGCGCTGGGCGAAATCCCTGCTGGACAATGCGGCGCGACCCTCGGGGGCGCTGGTGGTCGACAATGCCGATGGCCGGCTGAGCGTGGAACAGTATGAGCGGCTCAAGTCCGAGCTGGGCGAGACACATTCCGGTCCCGAGAATGCCGGCCGGCCCATGCTGCTGGAAGGGGGGCTCGACTGGAAACCCATGTCCCTGACACCGGCGGATATGGATTTTGTCCAGGCGCGGCGCGAGGCGGCGCGGGAGATTGCCCTGGCCCTGGGAGTTCCCCCGCTCCTGCTTGGCCTTCCGGGAGATAATACGTATGCGAATTATGCCGAGGCAAACCAGGCCTTCTGGAGCCAGACCATTGACCCGCTGGTTCACAAGACGGCGGCGGCGCTGACGGTCTGGCTGCGGCCCTGGCTGGGTCAGACGACCCAGGTCAGCGCCAGTCCGCGGGGCGCGCATGATGATGGATAACCCCCGCTGGCACCTTCAACGCCAGGTCACGCTCGGCGTGCTGATCGCGATCCTGGTGCAGACGTCCGGGGCGCTGATCTGGGCGGGCAGAGTGGGTGAGCGTCTCAACCATCTGGAACGCGCCAGCGTGCGGGCCTCACCTTTCGCGGAACGTCTGGCCGGTGTGGAAACCGAGATGCGCCTAGTCCGCCAGAGCCTCAACCGGATCGAACAGCGCATGGAGGATGATTGATGGCCTCCCTCGCAATTGAAGGCTTTGCCAGCCTGTTCAACCTGGAAGACCTGAGCGGCGATATTGTCCTGCCCGGCGCCTTTCGCGACGGTCTTCCGGCCGGACGCGGCGTGCCCATGCTCTATCAGCACGAACCGACTGATCCGATCGGGCGCTGGAATGTCGTGCGCCAGGGCATAAGGGGATTGTGGGTCGAGGGCGAAATCCTTGATGCCACGGACCGCTCGCGATCGGTGCAGGCCCTCGTCCGACGAGGCGCATTGAACGGGCTCTCCATCGGGTTTCGCACCCAAACCTCCCGCCCGCGTCAGCCACGCGGGCGTTTTCTTGAGGCGATCGAGCTCTGGGAAGTCTCCATCGTCACCTTTCCCATGCTGCCCCAGGCCCGGCTCAGCCTCGCCGGCGCCCGTCGCCACGCGGCGTGAACAACACAGGAATTCTCCATGACCAAGGAAGTGAAAATGACCCCTGTCTCTACGGAAACCCGCGCCGCCCTGGCCGAGGTGATGACCGCCTTCGAGGCCTTCAAATCGGCCAATGACCAGCGATTGGGCGAGATTGAAAAGCGTGCCAGCGCTGACATTCTGCTCGAGGACAAGGTGACCCGCATTGACACCGCTCTCGAGCAGCAGAAATCGGCTCTTGATCGCGTGTTGCTGGACCAGCAGCGCCCGGCTGTTAGCGGCACAGGGCAGGTCAGCCATCCGGGCTGGCAGCGTTATGTACGTCAGGGGGATGTGGCGGCTCTGCAAGAGGCCAAATCTCTCAATGCCGGCACGGCCAGTGATGGCGGTTATGTCGTGCCCGAGCAGACAGAAGCCCTGATTGACCGTCAGCTGGCCGAGGTGTCACCCCTGCGCGCCATCGCCGCGGTGCGCGCTTCCTCTGCGGCTGTGTTTCGCAAGCCGGTCTCGCGTGGCGGCGCGGCCTCGGGCTGGGTAACGGAGACGGCATCGCGTCCGGAAACCACGTCGCCCGATCTTGATCTGCTCGATTTTCCGACGGCGGAACTCTACGCCATGCCCGCCGCCACCCAGCAATTGCTCGACGATGCCATGGTTGATATCGATCAATGGCTTGCTGACGAGATCCGTGATGTCTTTGCGGCCCAGGAAAGCGCTGCTTTCATCGCGGGAGACGGGGTCAACAAGCCGCGCGGTATCCTGAGTTATGCCAGCAATACAGAGGGCAGTCAGGCCTGGGGTGAGCTGGGTTATGTCGCCACCGGGGTTGAGGGTGGCTTTGCTGCCAGTGACCCTGGCGATGCGCTCATTGACCTCATCTATGCGCCCAGAAACACCTATCGATCCCGGGGGCGTTTCCTGATGAACCGTCGCACGGTCTCGGCAGTCCGGCGTTTCAAGGACAATGACGGTAATTATCTCTGGCAACCCGGCCTGAGCGAGGCGGGGACGTCGACCTTGCTGGGCTATCCGGTGAGTGAGGCCGAGGACATGCCGGATATCGGCGCCAACGCTACCGCGATTGCGTTCGGAGATTTCCGCAAGGGCTATCTGATTATCGACCGCCAGGGGGTGGAAGTGCTGCGCGATCCGTTCAGTGCCAAACCCTATGTGCTCTTCTATACGACCAAGCGAGTGGGCGGCGGCGTGCAGGATTTCGACGCTATCAAACTGCTCAAATTCAGCCTGGCCTAGTCGTTTTCGAGTTCTTCCCGCAACCGCTCAGCGAGGGCGTTTTCCGCGTCCTCGCTGATCTGGTCGCCATTTGTAAGTTTTGTCGTTTCTTCAACGGACTTAAGCCCGTAGCCGAGACGTCGGATGAAGTTCTCGAGTGGTCTGAGGGCGAAAAACGCCCCGATCAGGCCCAAAACGCCCCAAATCGACCAGAAAACTTGCGGTTCTGATTCAGCACTTTCGGCTATCTCGCTGAACAGGCTGAGAAAAGCATATCCGCTCGAAATGGTGGCCAATGCACAGATGCCGATCGCCAATGTCCAGGCGATGAGGGCGTTGATGGCATTGTTCGTCATTCCCAACCCCGACAGGAAAACCCATGTCCCTTGAACTCACAGAGCCGCCGGCGCTGGAGCCGGTCTCGCTTGCCGGGATGAAGGCGCGCTTGCGCATCACCCATAACGACCAGGACGACCGAATACGGGCGGTCATATCGGCAAGCCGACAGCGCGTCGAGGCCGAATGCGGTCTGGCCCTGATTGAACAGGGCTGGCTTGAGCGCCGGGACAGCTGGCACCAGGGAGGTCGACTGAGCGCTTTCGGCACGCGGTTCCGGCTGGGTTTGGGGCCTGTGATTGCGGTGGACAGTATCGCTGTTATTGCATCGGATGGCACGACAGAGGCCTGGGCGGATAGTGGCTGGAAGCTTGTACGGGAAACGCGTTCTGCGTGGCTGCTCACCCGTCCGGCGGGCAGTTTCCCCACAATTGGCAGGCCTGCCAACGGGCTTGAGATCCGATTCCGGGCCGGTTTTGGAGCGGACCCCGAAACAGTCCCGGCGGATCTGCGCGAAGCCGTTGCCCGGCTGGCTGAATATCTGCTCGGTGAGCCGTCTGGCGAAAGGGCGGAGCAGACGCTTCCGCCCGCGGTCTCGCTGTTGCTCGCGCCTTGGCGGAGGGCGGCCTTGTGAGTGCTGCGAGCCAGAGCATCCGGGATGCCGTCGAGACCGCACTGGCGGCCACGCCAGAGGCCCGCGCCCTGTTCGGAAACCCGCTGCGTCTCAGCGACCGGCCAAGCCGGCACCTGGCCTTTCCCTATCTGAGCTGGGGGAGGGCGCAGACCCGTGACACCTCCGCTGACGGGGTGGATCTGCTCGAATTGCGCCAGGACCTGCTGGTCTGGGCGCAGGATGGGGATGCACCGGCGCTGACCGGCCAGCTACGCGGTCTGTTGCGGCGGTTGACCCTGGAGGTCGCCGCTCCCTGGTGCGTCATCAGCCTGATCCCGGTCTTCACAGACACTTTCAACACCAACCGCTCCGGCGTGCGCCGCGGACTGATCCGCCTGCGCGCCGTTTTGGGGCAGATCGAGGAGCCGATATCATGACCATCGCCGCAGGCCGGGACCTGCTTTTGAACCTGGGGGATGGCGCGGAGCCGCAACAATTCGCGCCGGTGGCCGGGTTGCGCACGCGCACCCTGTCGCTGAACGCCCGCACCATTGATGTCACCCATGCCGAAAGTGTCGGCGGCTGGCGGGAATTACTGGAAGGTGTCGGGCTGAAGACCTGCACGATTTCCGGGGCTGGGGTTTTTGTTGATGATGCAGCCGCGCTGCGCCTGCGCCAGCTCTTTTTCGCCCAGCAGGGCGCTGACTGGCAGATTGTCCTCGCCGGGGCCGGGGTGCTGGCCGGCAAATTCCTGGTCGCGGCGCTGGATTATTCGGGGCGGTTTGATGGCGAGGCGAGCTGGTCGATCAGCCTCGCCTCGGCGGGCGAAATCGGGTTTGCGCCGATATGATCGTCAATCCGGCCCGCGGCGAGGTCGCCCTGGAGCTGGGTGGTCGGAGCTATACGCTCTGCCTGACCCTGTCCGGCCTGGCCCGCTTGCAGGCCCTGCCGCCGGATCAGCCGTCCTTGCAGCGTCTCGAAGCGCTATTGGAACTGCTCTCCGGCGCAAAAGTTTCGCTTACGAATAATGTGGCGGAGCTGGAGGTCATCCAAACCGCTGTCGGGCAGGCGCTTGAGGACCTGGTGTGACCCGGCGCGGCTGGACAGCGGCGCTGGGCCATGCGGCGCGACTGGGGCTGACCCCGGCCGAGTTCTGGGCGTTGAGCCTGCGGGAATGGCGCGCCCTGACTGAAGGCAAACCGGCCGAACGCCCGCTGCGCCGCGCCGAACTCGAGGCGCTCATCCGTCATCACACTTCCGGAGACCGATATGAACAACAAGGCTGAAACCGCGGCCTCGCGCCTGCAGGACCTCGCCGATGGTCCTGCCAGCGAGGCGGCGGAAACGATCGAGGCGGCATTTGAACGGGCCGGGCAGGGAATTGAACGCGCCCTTGCAGCTGCCGCCCGAGCGGGAGAGCTGGATTTCTCGCGCATGACCCAATCCATCCTGGCCGATCTGGCCAAGCTGGCGGTGGAACGTTTTGTCGTCGAACCGGCCCTGGGCGCCCTGACGCCCTTGTCCAGCACCATTACCGGTGCTCGGGCCGAAGGCGGGCCGATGGCGCCCGGCCAGGCGTATCTGGTTGGTGAGCGGGGGCCGGAGGTCATCACCCCCACCGCCATGGCCCAGGCACAGCCGGCGGAACCGGGCCTTACCGTCAACCTGACCATGCCTGCTATCGCGGCCAGTGACCCTCCCAGCGCGACGCGCCTGGCGCGCCAGATCGCGCGCGCCGTCCAGAAGGGGAGCCGTTACCTGTGAGTGTTTTTCACGACATCCATCTTCCCTTTGCTATTAGCCTGGGGGCCGTGGGCGGACCGCAGCGGCGGACGGATATCACACCCTTGGCCTCCGGACGGGAACAGCGCAATGCGCCCTGGGCTGACAGCCATCGCCGCTGGGATATCGGCCTGGCCGTTCAGTCGCTGGACGATATCGCTGCCCTGATCGATTTTTTCGAGGCCCGGCGCGGACGTTTGCACAGCTTCCGCTTCCGCGATCCCATGGACCATCAGTCCTGTCGCCCGTCCCGGACCCCCACAGCCCTCGACCAGCACATCGGGACCGGGGATGGTGTGACCACACACTTCCAGCTCATCAAACACTATGAAAGCGGCGGGCATGGCTGGACGCGC